GGCAGCTGTTGGCCAAGGCGGTGGACCCCCCGTTGAAGGGCCCCAGCAGCCTGCGCACGCAGAAGACGTCACTCGTCCAGGGCGACATCACCTACGTGGACGCGCGGGAGGGCCAGCAGGGCCTGAGCCCCATCCACGAGGTGCGGCTCGAAGGGTTCCAGCACCTCAGCGCCGACATCCGCGAGGTGCAGTATCGGATTCAGCGGGCCTTCTACGAAGACCTGTTCCTGATGTTGGCCAACAGCGACCCCGGCCGGGGCATGCAGCCCATCACCGCCCGGGAGGTGCAGGAGCGGCACGAGGAGAAGCTGCTGGCGCTGGGCCCGGTGCTGGAGCGCACCAACGACGAGCTGCTCGACCCGCTCATCGATCGCAGCTACGCGATGATGGAAGACGCCGGCTTGATTCCGGACCCGCCCGACGAACTGGATCAGGTGCAGCTGAAGGTCGAATACGTGTCGATCATGGCGCAGGCCCAGAAGCTGGTGGGCGTCACCGGCCAGGACCGCTTCATCATGAGCGTGACCCCGCTCACCCAGTTCTTCCCCGAGGTGCGCCACAAAATCAAGGCGTTCCGGATCGTGGACAACTACGCCGACATGCTCGGCATCGACCCGCGTCAGGTGCGCAGTGACGAAGAGGCGCAGGCCCTGGCCGACCAGGAAGCGCAGGCGCAGCAGCAGCAGGCGGCAGCGGAGAACGCCGCCAAGATGGGCCAGGCGGCGAGTGGCTTGAGCGGCACGATTGAAGAGAACAGCCCGCTCGAACGGGTGCTCGGCAATGTGCCGGCGACGGCAGGTCTGGCGGCGCCGCAGTGAGCGAGCGCGCCCTGGTCCGCAACGCGGCCGACCCGAAGCAGGTGCGCTTCGCGGAGCGGATGGAACGGCGGGAGCTGGAGCGCTACCAGCAGGCGTTGTCCACCGTGATGAACACCACGGAGGGGCGCGTGGTCTTGTGCGCCCTGGTGCGCCGGGCCGGTGTCTATCGCAGCGTCTGGTCGCCGAGCGCGGAGATTCACTACAAGGCCGGTCGGCAGGACTACGGCCACGAGCTGATGGCAGACCTGGTGACCGTGAACGAGACGGCCTACCAGCAAATGGAGCGGGAAGAGTGGGCGTGGCGCAAGGCGCAAGAGCGCTCGATCGATGCGTCCCACACCGCCCGCACGACAAGCGAGGACGAGAATGGCTGACCCCGTAGGCGCCCAGGTTCCACCCGACAGCGCCCCAGCAGCAGCAGCAGCAGTCACGACCCTGGTCACCGAGCCCGTCAAGGACGGGACGCCACCAGCAGCAGCAGTCACACCTGCGGAGACGGGCGACAAGACGAAGGGCGGCACGGCCGACGCACCAGTGGTAGCGCCGAAGGCCCCCGACACGTATGCGCTCACGATCCCGGACGAGAGCAAGGCCTACATCGATCCCGAGGACCGGAAGCAGTTCGAGGCGATGGGGCGCGCGGCCAACTGGTCGAATGAGGACTTCAACGAAGCGCTGACCGAGTATGCGACGCAGCAGCGTGCGGCATCGGCGCGGTTCCTGGAAGTGACGAAGGCGGACCCGGAGTATGGAGGCGAGAAGCTGCTGGAGTCGCAGCGCCTCGCGAAAGCCGCCATCGACCTCGTGCGACCGGAAGGACATCCGCGCCGTGAAGGGTTTCTCCGCCTGATGAACAAGGTCGGAGCCGGCAACCACATTGAAATTATCAGCTTCCTGGCGGACTACGGGAAGCGCGTGAGTGAAGACGCCCCGGGGATGACGGGGGGCGGACGCGGCAAGCCGAAAGATGCGGCCGCGCTGCTCTACGACAAGACCCCGGTGGGGTGACGCTCACGGCGAAGGAGTGACACATGGCCGCATTAGGCACGGGCGCACTGACCCTGGCGGATTGGGCGAAGCGCCTCGATCCCGATGGCAAGGTGCCCATCATCGTCGAGCTGCTCTCCCAGACGAACGAGCTGCTCATGGACATGCGCTGGGTCGAAGGCAACTTGCCGACGGGCCACCGCACCACCGTCCGCACCGGCTTGCCCACGGTCGCGTGGCGCTTGCTGAACCAGGGCGTGACGCCGAGCAAGTCGAGCACCGCGCAGATCGACGAGCAGGCGGGCATCCTGGAGGCGTGGAGCGAGGTGGACGTCGACCTCGCCAAGCTGAATGGGAACGTGCAGGCGTTCCGGTTGTCGGAGGCGCGGGCGTTCATCGAGGCGATGAATCAAGAAATGGCCCAAACTTTATTCTACGGAAACGGCGGACTGGCCCCGGAGGAGTTCACCGGGCTCTCGCCGCGCTACAGCTCGCTGACCGGCGGCAACGCCAGCAACGTGCTGAACGGCGGCGGCGTGACCGCTGCCACCAAGACGAGCGTCTGGCTCTGCGGCTGGGGCGACCAGAGCCTGATGGGCATCTTCCCGAAGGGCTCGGCGGCGGGGCTGCAGCATGACGACTACGGCGAGCAGACCGTCACGGTGGCCACCGGCATCGGCGGCGCCAAGATGCGCGCCTACCAGGAGCGGTGGCAGTGGAAGGCGGGCATCGCGCTCAAGGACTGGCGCTACGTCGTGCGCATCTGCAACATCGACGTGCCCACGCTCATCGCGAAGACCGGCGCGGCGGACTTGGTCGAGCTGATGATCAAGGCCATCCATCGCCTGCCCACGCTGGGGTTGGTGAAGCCGGCGTTCTACATGAATCGCACGGTCTTCCAGATGCTCGACATTCAGCGTCGTGACGACGTGATTGCGGGCGGCGGGCTCCGCTACGAGGAGGTGGACGGCACGATGCGGCCGACCTTCCGAGGCATCCCGATCGGCAAGACGGACGCGCTGATCGAGACGGAGTCGGTCGTCACCTAGACGTCGCGTTCATGGGGCGCACGCGCGCTCTGGGTCATTCACTTCGTTGAAGGGGAGTTTCACCATGTATCTCGACGCGCTTCTTGTGGTGAGCGACGCGCAGGCCTTCACGGCAGCGGCGGTCTCCACCAGCTCGATCGACTTAGGCAACGTCACCGTCAAGCGGGAGATTGCCGTCGGCGAGCCGATGGGGTTCGGCGTTGGCGTGGACGTCGCCGCGTCGTCGACCACGGTCCTGATCGAAATCATTCAGGCGACCGATGCGGCGTTGACCGCCGGCATCATCGTCCTGGATCAGCGCACGTTCCTGTCGGCGGACTTGCCGGCGGGCGCGCTGGTGTTCCTGCCGATTCCTCAGCGGCCCACGACGGCGGGCCCGCTGGAGTTCATCGGCGTCCGGGTCACGCCGGCTGGCGGTGCGGCCACGGTCACGTTGACCATCTGGCTCACCGCCCACGCGCTCTTCTCGACGCTGCCGCGCACCTACGCGAAGGGCTACACCGTCAGCTAGTTCACCAGGGCCGGGCCTCACGCGAGGCTCGGTGCCTCCTGAACCAAGGAGCCAACGATGCCTACCTTGCCGCGCATTGTGCGCTACGCCAACGCGATCCTTCCGGCGGCGATTCCGCCGACCGTCCTCTCGGTCGATGGGGTGGTGCCCATCTTCGAAGATGCGACGTTTCAAATCACCAAGGGCTCCGCAGCGGCCTTGTCGGTCGCCGCGCCGGGCCTGGCCAACGTGGGCCGGCGGCTGGTCTTTCTCACGGGCTCGGACTTCGCGCACGTCGTGACGTTCACGGGCACGACGCTCCAGGATGGGACGACCGGCCTGAACACCACGTGGACGTCCGCCGCCTTCGCCGGCAGCTCGCTGGTGGTGCGGGCGGTGAGCGACACCCGGTGGGCGGTTGAAGCGTTCAACCTGGGGACCATCGCCCCCTAACGTCACACAGCCGGCGGGCACGCCATGGTCCGCCGGCCTCTTTCGTCAGGAGCACAGCATGGAAAACCCGGTCCCCCATACCTACAGCTACAGCACCGTGGCGGTGTCACAGACGGACCAGTTGCTGGGCAACGTGGGCGCTGTGGGTGACCTGCTCGAACGCCTCATCATCAGCGTGGCGACGCCCGCCACCAGCACGTGCAGCATCAAGGACGGCAACGGCTCGGCGATCGTCATCATGGCGGCGACCGTCCTGGCCGGCACCTACACCGTGGAGCTGCGGATGCGGGCTCGCGCGACCACGACCCCTGGCTGGCGCATTACAACCGGTGCCGGGTGCACCGCGATTGCCGTCGGCAAGTTCACGTAGAGGACGACCCATGGCCAAGACCCCTGCTCCGCCCCAGGCTCCGCCCCCGGAGGCGCCCCCGATGCGACGGGCGTCGCTGAAGGTGCGCGCCACCCAGCTCGGTTACTACGAGCACATCCGCCGCCGGGAGGGCGACGTGTTCAAGCTGGTGGCGGAGGCGCACTTCACGCCCAGCTGGATGACCTACGTGGACCCGCGCACGCCGGAGCGGGTGACCAGCGGGCCCGAGGCGCTGAAGAACCATCACGATGAAATGCTGGCATCGCGCTACGCCCCGAGCGGCTCGATGCACGAAGCGGACGACGACAACCCGCTGGGCGGGTAACCGTCGCGCACGGCGCCCTGGTTGGTGGAGTGACGAGGCATGTCAACACACACGCAGTATCTGAGCTACACCATCCACCTCCAGGACGCGGCGGAGGTCGCACGCCTCCAGGCGCTCTACCCGACGGGCATCCTGCGCAGCCCGGACCAAGCCGCGATCGACCACGCGGCTCCGGTGCAAGTCGAAGGCACGACGTTCGACCCGCCCTGTATCCGCTCGACGTGGTTCCAGTCGTCCTTCAATTACCCGCGCAACGTCACCTACTTCACCCGCAAGAGC